AACTGACCACATTATACAATCCCCTTTACGTATTTACCTTTACCCTTGAGTGTGAGAATATTCCCACGCATACGAGGGTCAAAGGATATATGAACCCAAGTCTTTTCATAAATTAGTTGGTCAAACTTAAGATTACTCTTACTTAAGATATTAGATATAGTAAGTGGAGTGTGACCATAGGCTGTGAAGTCCACAGCATAACCATAAGTGTGTGATGAGTTACTAGTACCACCTACTGCTCTGTTAACATCAGGACTACGGTAACCACTATTAATTGTAATAGCTACATTGCCTAGTATTTCTCTTACTTTCTCCATGTAGAAAGCAGTTGTGCGTAACACCTCTACTACTTCTTTAGATGGAGTATTATCTATCTTTTGATTAGTGACAGTTAATTCAGCAAGAGAGAAGTGAGGGGTTAATTGCATTAAGCGTGTCCTATAACTGCACGAGAAATATAAGAGATAACTGCACCTACAAGAGATGCAATCATCATACCCATCCAAAATCCACCACGACCCTTATTGGCTAAGGCAAGTAGTTCGTCTAGAGCATTTTCCATCTTGTCTATCTTCTTCTCAAGCATTTCTACTTTAGCAATGAGTTTACCATATTCAACTGAGTCTAGAATTTCGGACATTTAATATTCTCTTATTATTTTTATTAAACTAAAGCTACTATAACAAATCCTACTAAGCCACCTAGCACAGTAGCCACCCAGTCCCAAAAGTCAGGAGTGTGGATGTCTTTATGCAGGTAGTCATAAATCTCTTTAAGTAGCGCAATGATAGCCACTACTACAATAGAGTAAGCCCCAATAAACGGTGTAAGCAATGCTGCTATGACTAGACCACCAATGAAGTGCATAAATTTATCTACAGGCACTTTACCTTTAAGAAAAGATGGATAGAGTTTAGTTAATAGTGCATTTATTTTTGATATTAAAGTTTCCATAATATGCCTTTATTATTCTTGTATTTCAAAAATCTCTGCTCTCATTCTAACATTTGCAGAAGTAGTATGACCAGTTATTGCAACAGTTCCTGAATTATTTGTAGCTGAAACAGAAAGACCATTGGAAGCATTTATTGTTACAGTTACATCAGTACTTTCATTTTGTTTATACACAGATGCAATGAAGTATTTATTAGTTCCAGTTTCATGTACATATAATGTTCCCATTGCAGCTTTATTACCAAAAACAGATGGAAATATTCCAACACCATCATGTGTATTTGCAGTTTTAACAACACTTCCAAGCATTGAGGTTGAAAAATGCCCATTAGCTTTTTTTCTAAAATTCCCACTAGGACTTATTGTTAAAAGAGGAGCATAAGTTAATGCACCATAAGAAGTATAAGCACCTGAATAACTAAAAACTAATAAATCAGCATACACATCAAAATTAGTTTCTATTTTCCAAGCATTTGATACGGCTGAACCTAGATGTGCAACTAACTCTAAAGAGCCACCACCGTTATGTACAGCAGAACCTAAATAAGCCCCTTCAAAATTATAAGGACCACCAACATATACTTGAGGTCTAGTAAAGTTACCCAAACCCCCTACTTGCATATGCCCACTAGAAAGAGCAGTGGCTAAAGGTGCAATACTAGCAGCACTAGCAGCAGCAGCTATAGCACTATCTTGAGCATCACTAGCAGCATTACTGGCTATAACAGAAGCATTTGCAGCATCACCTGTTGCATCACCACTACCACCAACACCTCTAAAAATAGCCATAGTTATTCCTTAGTATATACAGGTTTTACTACTACTGTTTTTTCTTTTACTAAGCTTTCTTGTACTTTTGGTTCTACAAATTCATACTGAGGATGCTTGTGCATTTCAATAATATCATGCTCATACTCAAAATTAGCAATAGTACCTGAAAGTTTACATTTAAATTGTGCCATCTTAAGATTCTCCGTGGTTAAATAATTATGCGAAAACCCCCTACCCTTTTTAAAAGGTAAGAGGTTTAAACCTAATTACTTATTAGGCTGGAACAGTCAATGCAAAGCAAGCGTTATCACGTAACTCTTTAACACCGTACAATGTATCAGCAGTGTATAGAGTACCTAAGTATTCTTGTTTGTATTGAGTTTGTGAACGAATACCTTGTTGTTCAACTAGCACAGCTGAATCTTTGTGACCTAGTAAAGCAACACGGCAAGCTGTTGAACCTGAAGTAGTATCAGCATTTGAAGAAACAAATACAGGGATACCGTACAAATTACCAATCTCACCGTTACGGATTGTGTTACCATTACCTTGCTCACCAACGAATGCTTGCTCTGTGTAACGAGCTAGACCCATTAATGTGTTACGTGATGATGGTGGTACTAAGAAGAAACGACCTTCCATAGGTACATCTGCATCATCTAAACGTTGAATTGTACGACGAATAGCAGCATCAGTTAGAGCACCTAAGCCTGTGTTAGCACCTGCATTGTAAGCAGTTGTACCATCAGCACCTGAGAAAGCACCAGCATATGCAGAGTTAGCAATGTTACCACCATTGAAGCCACGACCTAAACGGATTAAGTCTGTGTCTACTTGACGAGATAAAGCATAACCAGCATCTTCTGTGTAGAAACGACGAAGAGATGATAAAGCTTGTACTTCAGTGATATCTTCAATTAAACGTGAATATTCGTAGTGTTTGTCTACTAATACTTGTACTTCTGTTTCAGTAGCTGCTTGTAGAGTTACTTGTGTTTCAGCAGCTTTAAGAGAAGCTACACCACGAGTAGGAGAAGGGATATGAATAGTATCACCTTTCTTACCAGTGAAAGACATTTTCTTAAATAAGTTAGCTGCTACAAGAGATTTCTTATATGCAGCGATAATCTCATCACTCCAAATTTCTGGGATGAAACTATTTGCCGTCGTGTTTGTTACGTGGGTTGATCCTAAAGCCATTTTGTAATTCCTTTTCTAAATTGTTTTTATATTACCCTGTTCTCTCGATAAGCAATCATAATTTCATTTGCCATACTATCGTATCGATCAGGATCGGTTTGCATAAGTTTAATAATATCGCTTCGACGATATTTCTTTTTTGATGTAGATTCAGTAGCACCTGATGTCCCCATATCTGCCGATTTAAGTTGTTGCTCTCGGTCTAATTTAGAGGTATCAGTTACTTTCTTAGTGTACTCCTGACGTTCAATCCAAGTAGAGAGTAGTTCATCAGCAGAGTCAAAATCATAATCATTCTGTGCCCTGTTGTATAACTCCACTCGTACTTTTGATCCATTAACCCACTTACCAAAGTCTTCGCTTGATGCAATCTCACGGAAGTTAGGATATTTAGAAGCAATCTGATTTTGCACAGTTGCTTGCTTCATAGCTATGGCTTGTTGTTTAGCATCCTGAATTGCTGGATGTTTATCAATAGCCCTTTTAGTAGCGTTTATTGGATCAGAGTAAAAGTCATCATCACTAAGATCTGTTTCTACATCTGTCTGTAAGTTTCTAGAAGTTTGAGTCTTAATAAAGTCATCTACTGTTCGACGTAGTTCGCCAACTTCATTGCCTTGCTTACCAATTAACTTCTCACTCTCTTGGTGCATTGCAATAATGTCTTGTAGCGATTTGTTACGATATTTCTCTGGTAGATTGTCTACAACCTCTTCTTTACTAGAGGTATCCAAAGTTTCCGAGTTGTCAATACTATCAATTGATTCAGTCTCTAGATCATTAATTAAAACTTCATCTATTACTTTTGCCATATTAAGTCTCCTGTGCATATAAGCATTTTAGGAAAAGAACTAACTACTTGGCTATCGTAGTTACTCTTCTTTGTTAGCAACCATTCTGTGCTTTTTTTCCCAAGCGGCTGCTGCACCTGGAAAGCTACCTGAGTATCCTTCTAATGAGATAGTAGGTGTGCTAATCATACGAGTAGCTTTACTATTACATATAGAACATTCAGTGTATTCTGTTGTGTTATCTACGTACCGTTCATCTGTATGATCACATGCGGTACACTTAAAATCAAGCATTATCCGCAATTTGTAACTCCTCGTAAGCTTGTTCTGATACTTGCTGTAAGGAGAGTAACCACTGTAAGATGTCTAGTTGACCCTTACGTTTGTGGAACCCCTCAAAGTTATCAGTACTACTTATCTGATTTGTTGCTTCATACATACCCTGAACATCTTCTATTAGATCTTTCCACCCTTTAGAAGACATGGTACTAAATCTTTCTTCATAATAATCTTGTAATTCTCTATCCAAACTATTGCACCTTTCTTAAAAATGTGTTATAATAGCTCTACTTATATAATGATTATACCACAAAGTTCTTTGTTTGTCAAGTGATTATTTCTTCATCTATAATATTAAAAAATGCTTTTGCTTCTAATTCAGAATCAAACCAATACCATCCATCAATAGGATAAGTGTTATCTGTGTAGGTTTCTTTCATTAATTCATAATTGGCATTAAGCACAAAATTTGGCGCATATAGCAATTCACCATCTATCTTATAAAATCCACTTGTGTTTCCAGCTATTATTATCTCTGACATTTGAAACCCTTTATTTTAAACTGCGATTGAGTTAACCATATCAGGTTGAGCCATTACCCACTTATAACATTTTTCTAAAAATGTAGTACCTTCACAAGATTCAACTTGTCCTACAGGTATTAAATAACGTTTAAAATCTACAGTAGTAGTATTCTCATTCTCAGGTTTTACAATATATCCTGAAACATCAATAATTACGATATGACGAGAATTTGTAGTACCTTGTCTATTTATGATTGCTGATGTAATACGAAAGTATGCTCCTAAAAAAGGAACTCCATAGTTTGATTCTTGTATATCTAATTGAATAGCCATTTATTTATTTTCCTTAGTTTAAAATTGTCTAACCAAATTCGTAACTTATTTCAGTAGTTTCAACAGTAGCTAACCAGCGTAAATTAGTTGCTGCTGCCCCTGTAACAGTTATTGTTAAACAACCAATAGTTGTATTTGCTGAAAGTGCTACTGTATATCCTGCTGCATTACTAATAGCTGTAACTGTTGATGCAACAAGTGTTGTTGTACCTACACCTGTATCCCTCCTGAGCAAGCCTTCAATTTTAAAAGCTGAAGCAGCGTTCCCACCTGCTGGTTGTTGCCTACAAACTATTTGCCCAGTAAATACAATAGCATTTTTGTCTGGAATACTTATTTGATTTGTACTACTAGCAGTTCCTGCGAATGTAACTAAAACAGCAGATGTACCATTAGTAGTAGCTATTCCTAAAATATATTTTCCTGCTTGAGTACCACCAGTTCCACCTAAGGAAGAAGACATTGGTGTACCAAAAGTATATTTAGCATTTACTGCGGAATTATAACCATTAATAGATACTGCATTAGCTCTAGTAGTAAAACCATTACCTAGTGCCATAGCATCATTAGCATTTGCATTGGAACTATTACCAATTGCTATTGAATTTGTATTTTGTGCAGTAGCACTAGCACCTATTCCTATTGAAGAATTACCTAAAGCATTGGAATCTTGACCAATGGATACACCATAAGAACCTGTTCCTCTAGCTCCACCACCAATAGCAATTGCCCCTATTTGAGTAGCTCCCGAATATCCATCAACCCTTCCATTACCTATTGCAATAGCACCATTGCCACTTGCATATCCACCATTCCCCATAGCAATAGATGGCACACCTGAAGCAACAGGTCGTAGGAGTGTTGTTGCATTTTCTGCATAATACCTCATGGATTTTTTATTACCAGTAATCCAATTAGTACCATTACTAACGATTTCAGTACCTTCACCTAATCGTAAAGTTATTGTAGTGCTACCATCAATTGTTTCTGCACCGTTAGGGTCAATTGTAATAACATGAGTTGAAGTTGAAGAGGTATTCCAAATAGTTACATTAAATCCTGAACCAAGTGTCGCTGCTGCCGTTAAACTAACAGTAAATGTCCCCGAAGTACAGTTAATTACTTTTCCTAAATCACCAGTAACAATCGTATAGGCTGCTGTTTTATTATCTATAGTTAGAGAAGAACCGCCACCGCCACCACCGCCACTAGATGCAATTGTAAATGATGGGTATGTGCCTGTAATTGTAACATTAGAACCAGCAGTTAAACTAACCACTTGGTCAGGTGCTGTATTTGTTATACTAAAGGTACCTGATGATGTTATTGGACTTCCTGTTATAGAAATACCAGTACCAGCAGTTGCAGCAACACTAGTAACAGTACCACCACCTCCAGCTGATACAGTGGCAGGAATCCATTTACTTGTAGCAGAGTTATAAGTAAGAACTTGACTATCAGTTGCAGAAGCTACATTTACATCATCTAGAGAGGCTAGAGTAGAGGGTCCTGTTTGCTTTAGGCTTTGTATAATATTTTGAATATTCTCAGGTAAGGTAAACTGACCTGCATCAATCACACTACCATCTGAAAGTTCTAGTGTTAAACTATTATCAAAATCTAAATAAGCATTAACAACAGAAACACCATCTTGACCTTTCTCTCCATCAAGACCATCCTTACCATCTTTACCATCAAAGCCCCTAGGACCTTGTAAGCCATCCTTACCATTCTTACCTTGCACACCATCTTTACCAGCAACACCTTGAGGACCTTGTTCGCCTTGATTACCTTTAGATGGAATAGTGTTAGCTACTACTTGTATCTCTTGTCGAATAACGGCAAGTTCGTACTCTACCTCTTTACGAGGTTTACCTACGAACCCTTCCAATATCTTATCCATCTCTGAATTAGACATATTCATTATGTCATTTAAATCACTCATAAATTAAACTTCCTTTACAGGATTGTTATTCATTTGCATTTTGACAATTTCTCTATTTTGATCACTGTCTACTGCTTTTAAGTTTAAAGCTTTCTCTTTAAGCATTAGATCTGCTACCTTAACTCGACGTTCAAACTCTCTATCATCACCTTGACCAGCCTCTAGATTAGTAGAGAGAGCTGCAACTAGTTTAGCTTTTACTTCTTCAGGTTTAAGTTGAGTCTCAACAGCAATTTGTTGAGCCTCTGCTTGTTGTTTACCAGCCTTAGTATTAAGATCTGCTGTTTGAGCTGCTAATAGACTCATTTGCATCTGTACTTGTTGTTGTTGCATCTGTTGTTGTTGAGGATCAGGTTGTTGTGACTGAGCTAATTGCTGTAATAACTGCGTTTTATTAGCTAAGTTAGAAGTTTCTAGAACACCTTGCATCAAGATAGATAGTAAAGGACTATCTGGACCTAGAGTTTTCATTAAGTTGATGAATTGTTGCTGTTCTACCTCACGAGCAAGCATACCTAGTGTAGAACTAGGGATAAACTTCCAGTCTTGTGTCTTAAAGTGTTCAGGATCAAACTGCATGAACCTCCAAGCTGCCTTCTCTACGAATGGAATGAGAAATTGGTCTTGAAAATTGACTAAAGTACGTTTGTTTTTTTTAATAATAGCAGAAAGAGCGAACGACATGTTAGCACCTTCAGGTTGTGACTGCATTGCAGCAGTATCCATAGTACCTGTAGCTTGTAAAAGCATCTGTTCGAACTGTTGAGCAGTCTGAATGTTAGCACCATCTACTGAACCGAACTTAAATGGCATCAGAATTTCAGCTGGATTACCATTAGTAAGGATAGTTTTACCTGGACGTACCTCAAACTTACTACCACGAGGTAGACGAGTAGCATCCATAGCCATCATAGGCACGGTTGCAAGGGCTAAACTATCTAAGTGGCTACGTAACTGTGCATCAATTGCTTTCTGCATGTTGTAGCCCTTCTCTGCAACTCCACGACCCCAGAATCTGTTAGGGATTGAGTCATCTTGATAGGCTACTATTGGACGATCTTTCATCATGTAAGGAGATTTCTCTGCCTTAAGTAGAGAAGACTCGTTAGCAATAACTACTACTGCTTCTACTAGATCTCCATACTCTTCCATCAACTCACTTATATCTTCATCTTTGCCTTCTTCTTCACCAAACAAACTTACTACATCTCCATCTTCAGTAAGAGAAGCTTCTAGTAGATTCTTAGGAACTAAACCATAGTAACGAAGAATTCTAACCTTATCATCATCATATTGGTCATCAATAAAACTAGCCTCTAGATCACTATCAGGAGGAGCATCATCACCTAAAGATTTAACATCTTTATATATACCCTGAGAAATAGCTTGAGCTACTGAATGAGCAGATACAAACTCTTCAATCGCTACACCCATAGCATCTTCAACAGAAGTAGCATTAGGGTCTATAAGGAAGTTCTGAGGATTGATTGGACGTAGAGCTACTCGTACTTTCTCTACTTCTTGTACACCAATAGCAGATACATCTAAACCTTCAATAGGTTGAGTACTTGGGAATAGTTCTTTAGTCTTCTTGACAGTAATCTCACCAATACCTGTACCATAAATAGAAGCTAACAGGATTACATCTCCTACTGCTTTACGAACTTTGTTCTTCTTGAAGCACTCTTTCATGTAACGCTTCATGTACTCTATGTCTGCTGGATCATTATCCTCCATGTCATCTTCGATGTCAAACAGATAGTCACCTTGACCAAAGACTGCCTCTTCTATCTCTGCAGTGTGGTTCTCAATAGCTTGTTGTAAAGCAGGAGAAGTAATACGACTACGTTCTGACAGCCTAGTAGTATCTTCTGCAGCCCAGATGCCTCGCCATAAGCGTTCGTACTCTTTCCAATCCTCAAGATAGTTAGTATCACGATGATCTCGCCACTCAGTAACGCTATCATTAATCCAATCTACTAGTTTATTAGAACTCATTTTAATATCCCGTTATGTTATCTAAAGGTTCGTACTGCTCTTCACTATCGTAATCGTGAAAGTATTCTACTATCTGTATCTGATCTATGTATGCTACTGCATCTATTAAGTCATCGTGTAACTGTGAGTTAGGGAAGTTGACTAGTTGATCTATGAACTCGTTATTCCAAGAGCCATAGTTTAACGAGACCTTTCCGTGTTCAAAGCGACCTTGGAGAGCCCAGACGATTCGATCTGTTTTCTTTTGGTTACCATGTGTAACGTCATCAATCCTAAAGTAGTGATTGTGCCTACGCATAAGGTCAGTAAGGTAAGGTAGTGCTGCATTCTTTAAGCTCCCTTTTTCAATCCCAACTGCAACAGGTTCGTACTTAACAACTGCAGACATTATCTGAGAACAAGTCTCTTTAATATCCCACCTACCGTGGAGTACATCAGCAATCCACCAACCACCATCGTGTACCTTGACTATAGCTATAGCCGTCTCATCAAGCTTTTTATTTTTATTACCTGACTCTCTATCCACGTTGATAAAGCCAGCCAAGTCAACTGCAACGAAATAACGACCTTCACTAGGTTCTTCTTCATCTATTTTTATCCAATCTTCTTTAAATAAATCTCGTGATGCTGCTTCAAATGAAGCCATAAACTCTTGTCTAAACGCAAAGCTAGACATAGATAACTTAGCTGCTTCTATCTCATCCTTTGGTAGAAGAGGATTATCGTAGGACGTATAGTGAAAAGCCTTCCAGTCAGGATCCTTCTCTCCCTCACTGTACTTAAATAACTCGTAGAAGTGGTTACGTCCTTTAGGTGTCCCAATAAATAAAGCACCACCCCTAACGTCTGCTAACGCAGGTCGTAAGATCTGTTCGAATACCTGAGGTTTCATGTCAGCGTACTCATCGATCACTACATATGCTAAACCTACACCCCGAAGAGTATCTGGTCTATCTGAACCCTTGAGATAAATCTTACGTCCGTTAATTAGAGTTAACACCGAAGTGTTCTCGTGAGCAGACGCTGTAACATCTCTTGCTATTTCTTTAAGAAGAGACCAGAGAATATCCCTTGCTTGTTGATACGTCGGAGCTACGTAGAAGACATCCTTCTCTGTACTCTTTAAAGCCTCTATGATCAAGGTCCAAGCAGCTAGACGAGACTTACCAAAGCGTCGTCCTGCAGCAACTACTTTAAACCTATGTGGATCGTTGAATATCTCTAATTGTTTATCGTGTAACTTAACCTGTAGATTTGCCATAGATTAGAAGGAGAATCCACCTTGTAACATAAGTTCATAACCTTTAGGTGTTAGTCGACCAGATGCATCTACAAAACCATTATCTGATAGTTGTTTATGGTATTGACCATAGACTTCAGGAGTCTTATCATACGAATTATAAGCAGCTCCTACACTAGCACTATCTTTAGGATTAACTGTAGGAACATTAAGATCTAAATTCATATCATATCCATAAGGAGTATAGTTTCCAGAAGCAGATAGATTACCATCCTGATAACTACCATAGTAATTACCTTTAGTATCAGTTCCCATATTATAGGGACCAGTTGAATAGTTTACATTGTTAACACCGTTTACTGTACCAGATGCAGATAACTCACCCTCAGGTGTATAGTAGGAACCTCTAAGATTAGTAGAACCTCCAACTAGATCTCGAGAAGCACCTACTGAACCATACTCTCCATCATAGGATACATCCCCTTTAAGAACCCTATTAGTAAGATCTCCTAGAAGAGATAAGGACATACTACCTAATCGTTTAGATAGGTTTACTGGTCCAGAGGGAACTAGACCATACTGGGTGAAACCATTACTCTCATCCATTCTCTATTACTTCCTCTTCTATATACTCATCCGTACTTACGTACTCAGCCTCTATTGGCTCCTCATCATTCTCTTTAATACCTACCTCACCTACGCCCATGATCTGAATAGTAATCCCTTTGTTACCCTTATTCTCTTTCTCAAAATAAGATGTAGGGATCATTCGATCTATGAGTAGCTTGAGACAAGCCATCTGATCAGTGTCATCATCATCTAAAGCTTTGTCCATCACCTTCTTAACTACAAGTGTACTCTTACCCTGCAACATAGCTGCAAGAAGTTCTTGTGATTTAGCTTTAGACTTCTCAGGTAGAATTGCAGGAGGACGATAGTCTTTCTTAGGTGGAGCAACCTTAACGGTTAACCCAAGAGAAGCTCTAATCTTATTTGTTTCCTCTCTACTTCTTCTTCCTTTTCTACGAGGCTTAGGTGCAGCCTTTACCGTATCGATTGTTTCCGTCATTTATTTAGTCTTTATCAAATGAGACACCAGCATAACCAGAAGGATTACGTTTAGTGTAGTTTTTAGCTGCACGGTTATTCTTCATGGTTTGTAACTTATCAGCAATATCACTAGGTACTTCTTCTTTAGGAGCTGCCATAGGTTTAGCAACTTTAGGAGTAGCAATCATAGATACTTTAGCCCTAAGCTTATAGTTCTCAGCTGCTCTGTTATTCTTCATAGTCTGCAGCTTATCTGCAATTTCACTTGGAACAACTTCTTTTGCTTTTGATTTCATTGTAGCCATGAATAGTATTTCCCTTTTCTATTAGTTATTACCTGGTTTAGAACGTTTACGTTTTACTTCTTTATCTGCATTTGCTTTAGCTGAGACGACCCGTACGTTAGACTTCTTAGTAGATCCACCAGAGTCTAGAGGTTTCTTGTGATCTGCTTGACGAGGATCACCTACTTTAAGTCCTGACTCTTTACGAGCCTTGTTACGAGCAGCACGGTCTTTAACACGCTTAGTGCTCTTGGTGTGTTCCCAATCTAATTCTTTTTTATAATCTCGTTTGCCGTTCGTCATGTATGGCATGCTCACTCCGTTCGCACTAAAGAGTGCACTTCTTAAGATAGAAAATCTAACTAACTATGTAATCATTATAACACAGAAGATTCTAAAAGTCAAGCATTTTCTGCTCACTACGTTCGCAATCCTAGAAGAAAGATTTATTTTAAGAGTTTGCTATCTATGATATTGACTTTTATAGAAAAGTATGCTATAATAGAACTATATAGTAAACACAAAGTAAAACTCTTTCTAAATTCAGATTTTAGATTTAGAGATACTTTGAGTAATGTCTCAGATCTATATAGTCTCTTTCCGTTACACTCTTCTCAATTCCCTTCTCTTTTGTCCGTAGAAGCACATTATGCTTAGGATACGTTCCAATTTAGCCTTTGTTGTGTGTGGTGTGATACATCATAATAAATCTTGTTAATGCACATGACACCCCCCCTATATCATTCTATGTCATGCTATTGCTTACCTTCGGTAAGTTAAAGACAGAAGTGATTGACCTATGTGTAGTATACGATGTAGTATCTATGTAGTATACTCATACTCTATCTAATACTCTTAGTATCTTTACTTATGTAATCTTTATTGTCTAGATTATTTTTGTAGATGGATATGTGTTGTGTGGTGCACATAGAGGTATCAACTTATGTATTCTCTACACTATCTATCTAATACTTTGTAGTATCTACATTATATAATCTAAGTGTATGTTTCTTAAAGCCTTTTACAATCGCTTTATCTGTCCTCAAAGCCTCGTCAATATATTGCATGAGTTTGCCTTCCGCCAATGAAACGCTAGCATAAGACCGCAGACTGTCATTGGCGTCAGCACTACGACATCGCCAGCTCGTCGTGTGAACTCTATGCAATAGACTGACTCACGTCCATCTAAAGAAAGCAAAGTCAAGAACATGTTTCGCTCGAGTCCCTCGCTCAGAGAGTGTAGTGAGACGCTCATTGGGTATGAGCTGAATTACTAGCGGACGACATCAAACAAAAGCGTCGTCCTTGCTAAGAGAGAGGATTCCGTTTCCGCCCCAGCAAACGAATTATACAGCTATTGAAATAAGATTAGTAAAGGGCTATCATCACATAAAACAAAAGCGTGATGATTTTCGTCAATAAACCACTGCCGAAACCGTAAATATCTAAAAACAATTTCATTGCTCACGATTACATATTAATAACTTCTATTAGATTATAGATTGTGTTTGAGTGTAACATCTAAGACCAATGAAATTCTTTTCAGCTACCCTTGACAAACCTTATTTCAACCATGTCGATACGCATGCCAAGGCAGAACTGAACCTCTCTTACTGTCTTCTTTATCTTTATCTTAATTGGAGTATTATCAAATGGAAAACTTAATCTTATTATTAGTATTTATTGGTTGTTTGTGTGGTGTGTTTTGTATAGCTGATTTATGTGTTACACTTATAGCTAAACGGAAACATGCTAAACAATCTAAACTTAATGGTTTCAATTATAAACTTTAATCTTAAATTAACAACCGACGAGGTAGCGGTTACTACCTCACATTTATCATTTAATTATTAAAAGGAATCAAATCATGTTAAAAGCAATATCAAAAGCAATTCAAGCAATGTTCACAAACAACTCTCGAAGTGAACAAATAAGTAACACCAAAGAAATACAAAAACCAGTTCAAAAAGAAGTCAAAGATACATTAAGTCACATTGCTAGTAGTAGCTTCACCTTTCAAACAATTATCGCAGGTGAACAAGGTGAGACACTACAACATCTTGGTGCTCGTAACTTACTATGGCATGTAGGTGGAGCTATCGCTAGACACCCAGCCATTGTAAATTATGGCTTAACACGCAAAGAAATCAGCGAAGGTAATGGCAACACAAGCCAGTTGGACGGTGTGCTTGAGAAACAACCTCTAGACCTTGAAACACTCTTAAAAGGTTTCTTGTTCCTAACAGAAAGACTTGAGGATTTAGCAGAGTTCGAGGATTATGATACACGAACAGGTGCTCCAACAAACCCATTTGCGTGGTATAACATTCCAACACTTGAGAGTTACATTCGTAACTTCCAGAACTACCGCACAGAAAGAGTGAACACCCAACGCCAAGACCATGCACGAGCATTAGGTATTAAACAAGATTTACCTAAAGCTGATGTGTCTAGTGAACTAGATGAACTAGTAAAGAATGCTATGGAAACCTTACGAGGATTCATGCCACGAATTGGTGATAGCTCTCTAGAGGACTTAGAAAGTATCATAGCTGATATGAAAATTGACCCTTTATACATCATTCATCAATCAGCAGTAGGTATGCTAGACAGAGCTAAAGCAGCTTTGATGGCAGGTAAAGCAGGTTACATTGACCCTGAGATTCTAGCATTCGCTCGTTGGACATGCCGTCCACAGCAAGGTATGCAAGCACCTCAAGACTAAGTAACCAGTAGTGAATAGCCCACCAAAACATCGGTGGGTTATTTATTTGTCTATCCATTATAGTAAGGTTGCTAAAAAATGCCACTCGCTCGCATTCGCTCGCTCGTCTCTTTCGCTCTCTTACGCTCGCTCTATTGCCCTCATTGCATTCGGGTAGGTCAAGGGCACCCGAGACGGTCATATCAGGGGGCGAACCGAACATAAATCAAAAGGGATCCTACACATGAAATTACTATTAGGTTTAGTTTCAGTATTAATTATTCTTGTATCTGTTGACTTATCTTCAAATGTATGCTATGTAGTTCTAACAGATAGAAATGGACAACACTCAATCTTAACAGGGACTCGTGACTATTATGATAATCTCGAAGTATTCGACTGATACATTAAATGAAATGTATTGTCACTTGTATTTTAAGAAGTTTAATAGACTTCCTAAAAGTAGTAGCAGTATAGACCGTAAGACCTTGATACAGTTAGTATCGAGTTTATCAACCAAGAAGGAGCAAGTAAATGAGACCGTTTACCAACAATCAGTTTTATAAAAACAATTGTGAGATCCCTAATCTACATCCAGACTTTAAGATGGAAATAGAAGGGGGGTTCAACAGTTATGGTAGAGAAGTAACTCTTAAGAAATACTATGTCAAAGGTAGTGCATTATCTATCACTAGTTCCATGACAATTATCAACGAAGAATGGTATCACATATTCTCAGTCAGCAATAGTGGCTACATGCGTGATTACAATTCAACAGTATCTGCAGCAGCTGGGCTAGTTCACATTCGTAACAGTTGGGATGGTGAGAATGCTACAGTAGATGCTATGTATTACAAATCTAATCCAGTTAAACTATTCTTAAAGAATGGGACGCTTCGTAAAGGTATCTACAAAGAAGTATCCAAGCGTTTAAATTCTGAGAGATGGTGTAAGAGTGGATACACTCACGAATTACTTAACGAGTGTATCGCTGCTCAACCTGAAGTAATTATTGCAGATGCTGATACTCTTGTAGGTTACATGAGTAGTATGTTTAACATAGAATTATTCAAGTGTCACTTGACAGGGGGAGTATTTCCTTACTACTTAGGTAGAGGTTACCAGTTCTCTGAAGGTATTCGTCAGGTTCATGGTGCTAATTCTCCTACAGATTTTGGATTCAATCGTCACGAGTATCAACATGGTTACATCTTCTTACGTGATGACGAGTGTCTTATCCAAGGTAGAGTATACAAACGTGATGAAGTTACTATGTGTGAGTGTCCAGTGTGTCATCGTGAGGTTCCTGATCTATCTATCATAGATGGGGCATGTCACAAGTGTAACGAGAACCTATACAAGATACACAACTACAGCACCAAGGTTCCCGAATTACTCAAGTTCAAGGCTAAGAATGTTAAACCTTCTACTGTATATCTAGGTATAGAGTTAGAGTATGAGTCAGATGATCGTGATGTATCTAAGATCAAGGTAGGTAAAGCTTTACAGGGTCATGCCATTATGAAACACGATGGCTCTATCAAGAATGGCTTTGAGATTGTTACTTGTCCTGCTACTCTAGACATTCACTTGGAAGAGTTCAAGAAGTTCTATAGTTCATATGGTTCTCTTGGTCTATTCCCTGATAAGAACACAGGTATGCATGTGCATGTAAGTCGCAAGCCTCTCAATGTATTTACTATAGGTAAGATGACTGAGTTCCTTAATCGTAATGACAACAAGTCATTCATTGCTCACATTGCTGGTCGTATCGACAATCAATATGCTAGGATTACTGGTAGATCTGTCACCTATCCATTCATCAATGGGCAACAGGGTGAACGATACAATGCACTTAACTTATCTAATCGTGATACTATTGAGTTCCGTATCTTCAGCACACCTAAGAGTTGGGAAGAGTTCTCTAGTAGGCTTGAGTTCTGTCAAGCGTTGACTGACTATTGTCAACCAGCTCAAGTTAATGTCCCACTCAAACAACTTACGGGACATCGTAGCTTTATACATTGGGTTATGCTCAATCGTAAATCATACCCTGAATTATCTAACTGCTTGAAAGGATTCGCATAATGTGTATTGCTATTTATAAACCAGAAGGTGTATTGATTGACAAGGCTACACTAGCTCAATGTTATTCTGCTAACTCTGATGGTGCTGGTTATATGTTCCATAAGAATGATAAACTGTATGTCAAGAAAGGTTTCTTCTCTTTCGAAGACTTCTGGAAATCGTATCGTCGAGATAAAACAAAAGAGACGGTCATTCATTTCCGTATCAAGACTCATGGCTTAATCAATGAGGCTAACTGTCATCCTTACAAAATCAATGATAACTTTGCATTCGTGCACAATGGTATGATCTCAGGGTATACTGATCCAGCTAAGTCTGACACTTGGTTATTCAATGAGGATATCTTACAACCATTTGTAGATAAGTGGGGCAACTTAGGTTTATTCCAAGACCCTGTACAAAAACTTATCGAAGCTCGTATTGGTTACAGTAAGCTTATCTTTATGGATAACACAGGTAATACTAAGATCTTTAATGAGGACAAGGGTGTATGGGATAATGATGTATGGTATTCTAATTCTAGTTACAAGAAGCCAGCTCCTTATGTACCACCACCACCTAGCACATATTATCCACCTCGTCAAGCTTCTTTTCTTACTAATCGTTACTACGATAACAAGCAGACTTGGGCTTACAAGAAGGAGAACATAGCACTAGGTGAGTTGGTGACTCTGCTTAGTGGACAGTATGATGCTGGCACTCGATCATACTTCCCTAAAGATTCTGTGTGGGAGATCGTTGCAGTTAATCGTGACTACTCAGTAGACTTAATGGCTGACTCAGCTGATGAGAATAATGATACTCCTAACTTCCTATACAACATCAAGTTCATGGACATTGAGTTGTTAGAGGATGACTATGAGGCACCAGTAGAAGCAGGTAATGTTATTTATCCGTATGGAGGAATATAATCATGGAATATAATAGAGGTGATAAAGTTGTAGTAACAGAAGACTTTGAGTATGATGGTGCTACCTTCCTAGCAGGTATGACAGGGACTGTTCTCAAGTTTCATTCAGATAGGGGTGTAGGTGGTGTAGTATCTATTGAGTGGGATCATGAAGATAAACAAAACTTCCACTCATGTGGTGGTCTTTGTCTTACTCATCGAGGCTATAACCTAGATGCATTTGAAGCTAGGCTAGGTCCTATTGGAACAGATGTTAAGGCTAACCCTCTACCTGATGATCCTAGGTTGCGTGGTATTGCAATCAAGATTAAGCAGATGGAAGCTAGGTTTAAACTTAAACAGTTACAGAAACTCAAACAAAAGGAGGTAGTGTATGACTTTTAAATTATTCCCATACAAGATGGGTTCTATCTCAGGTAAGGCTCTAGCTAATGCTCTAGGCATTAAGCGTATCCGCCCTACTTATGAGGCTAAACGACGGGACATCATCATTAACTGGGGCAACTCTCGTCCGTCAGAGAGTGTGCCTTATGCTGAGAAGGATCTTAATAAGCACAGTGCTATTGCTATTGCATGTAACAAGCTTAAGACCTTTGATCTACTGTATGAGCATGAGTATCCCTATCTACCGCAGTATTGTCTAAGTAGATATCAAGCATCTACTATGCTCTATAATGCTACTAATGGGGGCGAACGATTAGGTAAAGAATCTATTTATTGTAGAACAGACTTGACAGGGCATAGCGGACGTGGTATAGTAATAGCTAAGACCACTCTAGATTTAGTAGTGGCTCCGTTGTATACTCTTGGTACTAGGCATAAGCATGAGTATCGTGTACATGTATTCAGAGAGACGGTCATAGACGTACAACAAAAGAAACGCAGATCTAATTGGACTGGTGGTGACACTGGTATACGCAATCACTCTAACGGTTACATCTATGCTCGTGCAGACATAGACTATCCTGTAGAGATTCAACATGCTGCAATACAGGCAGTTAAGTTGTTAGGTCTAGACTTTGGTGCAGTTGACATTGGCTATCGAGAACGAGATAATAAAGTATTCTTGTTCGAGGTCAACACTGCTCCAGGTCTTACTGGAACTACGTTACTAAAATATGCACAAACTTTTAAGGAGTATCTAAACAATGCATGACGCCCTAGAAATACTTGATGAGCTAGATACAATTCTAGCAATGCACTACATTAATGATGATGAACTTATTGCTATTATCTTTAAATATGTAGAACAAAAACGGACTGAGTTTCAACCAGCATGTGGTGAATGTGGAACTTAGTCGAATATTACATAACATAAAAGGAAGGGGTATACCTATGAGATGTCAAGCGTGTGATTGTGAACTAAGTGACTATGAAGCTACTAGAAAAGATTCTCATGGTACCTATCTAGATCTTTGTAGTGACTGTTATTTTACTGTGCGGGACGAAGTTCCAAGCACAGCTCGTAAAGATTTAGAGACAGTTATTTCCATTGATTCGGAGGAGATACCAGAAATTAATGGAAATTAGGAGAAGTTAGTGACACAATTCATTAAACATTTACCTTGTCCTAGGTGTAATAGTAAGGACAACTTAGCTGAGTATGACGACCATTTCTTTTGCTTTGGTTGCAAATATACTAAGCAGAAAAATGACATAAAGTCAATACGTGAGAAGGTAGAATCACGAACGTCTCTGCTTAATGTGGTTAACGATGTTCGTTCTCCTACTCTAACTTATGATTTACCTAAGGAAGCTAAGCAATGGTTGTTCAGTTATGGTATTACAAACGATGAAATTACTAACTCTAAAATGGGGTGGGATGTGAAGAACCAACTACTAGTTTTACTTAACATGCCTCAGTATTGGCAAGGTCGCAGCTTCATGAAAGGTAGACCTAAGTATTCCTCTTACGGTAGAAAGCCCTTGACTTATTATGGAATGAGTGATACTATAGTATGTGTAGAGGATGTACTATCTGCAATCAAGATAGCTAGACTCTCACCATCTTATTGTGCTACACCTTTGTTAGGTTGTAGTATGACACGAGACACTATACAAACGCTCTCTAAGCGATTTAAAATGGTTATCCTATGGCTAGATAGGGATAAAGCTAAAGAAGCTATAAGAATCTCTAGGGAATTCAAACAACGAGGAATACCTACAAGGATTGTTATCTCTCCTGAGGATCCTAAAGAATATACAAAGGAGGAACTAACTGAATGGTTGAACTTCAAATCATCAATGTTTTCATGAAGGATAGAAAAGACTTTACAAAGTATTACAAGTATGTTAATATAAACTATATCAAGAACAACTATGTTAACATCTATAAAGTCTTTAACGTTCTCTCAATCTATTACTCTAAGTACTCTACTAAAGACAACTGTAGCGTAGAGGATTTGGAGTTATGTTACTTAAGTAATTATCTTTTGCAGGACTCTGAGCGTAAGGAACTTAGAGAATTACTAGAATCTATCTTTAGTCTAGAGGTAAACCTAGAGGGAGTGATTACTCTTCTAGAAGAACATCGTCGACGTTCTCTCGCTGGAGACATCGCTAAGATGGCTCTAGATGTAGAGGATGGTAGGACTCCAGTAGAAGATTTACTCTCTCTATTCTCTGAGTTTGAGTTACAAGAAGTAGAAGACAATACTCCAGTAACTGTCAACATGAATCTTGCAGAGTTATACACCTCTCAAGTAGCAACACCTGGTCTACGATGGAGACTTAAGTTCTTGAATGAATCTTTCGGTTCTCTTCGTAAGGGTGACTTCGGGTTTATCTTTGCTAGACCTGAGACTGGTAAGACTACCTTCCTTGCTAGTGAGATCTCTCACATGGTAGAACAAACAGATGGTAACATCTTATGGTTCAACAATGAGGAGCAGGGTAACAAGGTTGGTATTCGTTGCTTCCAAGCTGTCCTAGGTATGACTACGGATCACTTATGGGGCGACCTAGAACGCAATCAAAAGGTGTATGACATGAAGACTAAGGATCAGATTAAGATCTACGACTTCGAAGATTCATCTAGCATCCAACGCATCGAACAGATTCTTAAGACAACTAAACCTGCTCTTATCATCTTCGATCAGATAGATAAACTCAAAGGCTTTAAGGCAGAGAGAAAGGACCTTGAGCTTAAGGCTATCTATCAATGGGCTCGTGAGATATCCAAGAACTACGCACCTGTCATCGCTGTATCTCAAGCTTCAGGTGAAGCAGAAGGTAAGACTTGGTTAACGATGGATATGGTTGATGGCAGCAAGACTGCGAAGCAAGGCGAAGCTGACTGGATCTTAGGCATTGGTAAAGAATCAGATAACACTAGTCGATTCAGATACTTTAACATCTGTAAAAACAAACTGTTAGGTGATGCTGATACTCTACCTGAGAAGCGACACGGTAGTGCCAAGGTTATGATTAGGGCGGAGGTGGCTCGATACGAGGACTTATAAATGAAAGAACTAGTATTAGATGTAGAAACAACAATCTCTAACAAGGGTAATCCTTTTGATCAGACTAACAAACTATGTTATGTGGGGATAAGTAGTGGGCTGTACGATATAGAATACTCACACGATCCCTATGTACCTAAGCTTCAAGAGATTCAACAAAAGATTGATGAGTCTGATATTTTAATTGGGTTTAATATTAAATTTGATTTGCATTGGATAAGACGATATGGAATTACTTTTAGCAATAAGCGTATTTGGGATTGCCAACTGGTACACTTTATACTTACTGGACAAACCGAATCGTATCCTTCCCTTAATGGGGTCGCTGCTCATTATGGTCTGGGTACTAAGCTTGATGTGGTTAGCTCAGAGTATTGGAAAAATGGTATAGATACACCTGACATACCTAGAGATACCCTTGAAGAGTACTTGCAGGGTGACCTAGACTTAACACACCAAGTCTATCTCAAACAGCTAGAAGAAGTTAATGCTAGTAGCTTACAACTACAGCGACTAATCAGTTTACACAATCAAGATCTCCTAGTCCTTCAAGACATGGAGTTTAACGGTTTACTTTACAACGCAACAAAGAGTGAGGAATTAGCAAATGAATTGGATGCACAAATCGTCGAGCTTGATAACGAGTTGTATCAGTACCATAACTGTGATCGTTTTAATCCCAATAGTGGTGAGCATCTCAGTTCTTTACTTTATGGGGGAAGCATCAAGCTTTCTCGCAAAGTACCTGCTGGAGTTTACAAGACAGGTGCTCGCAAAGGTGAGGCAAAAGAAAAGTGGGAAGACTATGTAGTAGACTTGCCTAGACTCTTTACTCCTCCTAGAGGTTCAGAGTTAGCTAAAGAAGGTTACTTCTCTACTGATGAGGCTACACTCAAGTCCCTTAAGAGTAGGAACCAACACTCTCTCAAAGCCATACAGACACTACTCACTAGGTCTGACTTAGAGAAGAGAGTATCAACGTACTACAGAGGCTTACTCAAGTTAGCAGCTGAACTTAACTGGAAGGAGAACAAGATACATGGACAACTTAATCAATGCGTCGCTCGTACAGGACGTCTGTCAAGTAGTAAACCAAACCTGCAAAACTTCGACGGAGGAATCAAAGGTCTCTTCTATTCTAGATTTACTTGATGCTTACGAGAAAGATGTGTACCTTGAACGCTTATGGGAGGACTTATACTAGATGCTACTACAAGCAGAAAGTACTTGACTAGAATGGAATCTTATGGTATACTAATAGTATAACAATAGGAGAATCCCATGAAACCTTATGATCCAGTAAAAAGAAGAGAAGAATATCTAAAAAATTATGATAAATATAAAGAGCAAAGAAAAACCTATGCAGAAAACAATAAAGACTCTAAAAATAAAGGAGCCTTAGAGTATTATTATAAAAAGAAAGTTGAAGACCCAGTGAGATACTTACTAAAGTATGCAAAGTTAAGAGCAAAACAAAAAGGAATAGAATTCTCTTTAGTTAAAGAAGATATAATTATTCCAAAGTTATGCCCTTACTTACAAGTACCACTAACAATAGCAGGTGATAGAAAACATTCACCATCAATAGATAGAATTGACCCTTCATTAGGTTATAGTAAAGGTAATATAGAAATTATATCTACTTTAGCGAACTCAATGAAGTGGAACTCCACGAAAGAAGAGTTAATTCAATTCTCTAAATCAGTTCTTTTAAAGGAGGGTATATTGTAATGTTACTCCAAGCGGATGCAAAACAACTGTAACTGGAGTGGGTAGGAGCCACATACTTAAGTCAAGATCAGACAGCTATCGAAGAGATTCTTAATGGGGTAGACCAGCATGCAGACAACCAACAAAGATTTGGACTACCAAGTCGACTTATTGCTAAAACGTTCGTGTTTCGACTCATCTACGGAGGATCAGCGTACTCTTATGCGAATGATCCTAACTTCTCAAGTATTGGAGATGAAACGTTCTGGCAAGGAGTCATCGATCAGTTCTACGCAAAGTACAGTGGACTAAAGGTATGGCATGAGCAGTTACTAGAACGAGCTATGCGTGATGGTCGTATCGAGATGCCTACTGGTAGAGTCTACAAGTTTGAACCTGAGGTTAAGTATGGTAAGGTTAAGTTCCCTCGTACTAAGATCTTAAACTATCCTGTACAGGGCTTAGGTGCAGACCTTATGGCACTAGCTAGGGTCTCACTTCGTAACAGATTAAAAGATAAAGAAGGAGTCTTTATGGTCAACACAGTACATGACTCAATAATACTTGACTTTGATCCTAAAGTATGGGATAATATTAGTCTAGTGCAGTTAGTTACAAACTGTTTTAACGATGTACCACTTAACTTTAAAAAGATATTTGGTTCGGAGTTCAATCTACCTATGAGGGTTCAGTGTGAAGTTGGACCTGACTGGGGCAACATGGAGGAAGTTAATGCTTAGAATTAAAATTATTGATGTGGGTACCCCTAGCTCTCACCAATCAGCTAATGGCTTAGAGTATCAAGCTATAGAAGTTATCTTCAGGGATAATGAGGACCAAGTCTTATCTAAAAGATTATTCTCTTTCAGAAATAAGAATGTGTACAGAGCTGCGAGTAGTTGGACCAAGGGTACCGTAATAGATATTGTAGACGAGGCTGACGCTAAAGGCTTTACTCAATGGGTTGACTTTGATTTAGTACAACCTTCAAAGGGTGGAGAGGATGACGATGTTCCCTTCTAGTAAGACTTGGATCACAGTATTAGAAATAGTTACTTGTATTCACATTATCGTAAATGTATATCATCACTGGAGTATTTAAATATGGCAATTAAAATTAAAGCAAAGTTGTTCTGGGCTCAACTAAACGAACCTAACGAAATGTCTGGTAAGTATCAAGTAGACTTAGCTAACCTAAGTGCAGATGCTGTCAAAGAGTTAACTGCTCTAGGTATCAATGTTAACAAGCGAGACGATGACGAGTATGAACGAGGTCACTACATTACCTGTAAGTCAACCTACCCAATCAAAGCTATTGATGGTGATGGTGTACCTATTTCTACTGATGTTCGTATTGGTAACGGTAGTGAAGCTATTGCCGTTGTGGATTCTTATGAGTGGAAGTTCAAAGGTA